TATGATGATCTAAAATTAATATATCTACATCTTTTGTTTCTATTAATTCTTTACATTGTTTTACATCAGATGTTCCAGCATCTGGAACAATTAATAAATCAAATTCATATTGTTTTAAATTTTTAACAATAATACCATGAATTTTGTTATCATTCATTGAATGTGTAATATTAATATTATTATTTATATTTTTAATGTAATTATGAATTATTGTTGCTGAAGTAAGTCCATCTTGATCGACATCATCTATAATATGTATTTTACTATTGTTTTCAATATGCCAATTAAGCATATTTAATCCTCGTGTCATATTTTTAAATAACATTCCATCATGTAAAACTGATTCATCAATATTTAACAACTCTTTTGGGTTTTCAACACCTCTGTTTTTTAATAATATATCTAATAATTCATCTTCTGTAATTAAATCGTAACCTTTGTTTAAGACTCGATACTTCATTAAATATTTCCTCTTTTCATTTTAATCTGTAATTTCAACTTCATATTTATATAATGCGTCATATAATTTATAAGGAATAATATTTTTATATTCTTCGGCTATTCTTTTAATAAGTTTCTCTTTATAATCTTTATATATCTCAAATGCTAATTCTGGTGAATCATATTCTCCAAGTTTTTTACCTTTTCCATTATCACAACATGAGGCAACATATGTAGATCGTTTTTTAACAAAAGAAACTCCAATAGGGAATTCGCCTCTAGAAGCATTGCTCTTTATAAACAAAGAATTAATTCTATTAGGAACAAATACACATGTTTCAGGAGAATATACTTTATTTCCTTTAAATAAAATATCCTTGTCTAATTCCATTCTATGGTCTTCAATTTCATAAAAATTTTCATCATACCATTTAGCAAAGTTTTGAAAGTTATGCCATTCCTCACAAACCTCACAATTTTTGTAAGTAGTATATTTATCTTTATATGAAACATCGTAGCAACGACTGAGCATTCCGTACCAATCTTTATAAATTTTCCTATTTTTCTTTGTATTATAGTCTCCTTCACCTAAATATCCAATATTTAAAAAGGTTTTATTATATGGGTTACTTATTGCTCCTATTTTGAAACAATGATATGTTTTATTTTTGGTTATATAACCATTTTCGAATATTATTGATATATTTTCGGTATTTATATAATCTATAATTGTCATTTTGTTTCCCAAGCTATTATAAGCAACTTCTCCAATTCTACTAACTTTTCTGTCACTTCTCAAATACACATCTCCTTTTATTTTATCATTTCTCTTAATTCCTCTAAATCATCTATGTAATACCGTTCTCTATATAACTCTTCAAATATTTCTTTTCCATAATCTATTGGTGCATCTTTGTACCCAATCCTACCATCCCAACATACTACTATTGATACATTACAATATGGCATAAGCATTTCTGATATTTTTATTAATCTTTTTATGTAATTTTCATACTCTTTCCATGTTTTTGTATTTTTATCTATATTCTCATCATCTATAAATTCGATTTGATATTGTTTATCAAATGCAATAATAATTTCTTCAATTCCTAATGATAATAATAAATCTCTTTGATAAAGACTCAAACTCATTCCGCATAATGCAATACTAATATTATTTTCTTGACCGTAATAACTACTATATAACATCACTGCTTTTTCTGATTCAAAAATAATTACTTTTTTAAATTGTTTTATATTATCCTGATTTTGAAATATCCCATAAAGATTAAAAGACATTGGATATTTATAAGTAAGATTTTGAATAGTAACTGGTATATACTTTTTACCATTTTCTATTTCATGTTTATAAAATGTCCTTCCTCTTATACCTACTAAATTTCCATTAATGTCATAGTGAGGAATAATTGCTTTATTTTGATTTATATAAAATTTAATTTGAAAAATATCTGCAATTTCATCCTTTATACCTTCATTGTGCCATGATAAAGGAATATAATCATCAAACATATTTAATATGTATTTATCATATGTAGGAAGTTGTATTATTCGATTTTCTTTTTTATAAAGATGAAGTTTTAAAAAATCTAAATCCTTATTTTGTACTTCTCGCTTTTGTAATCCTTTTTTTAGTTTCTTGAATCTTGAAATTCCTTTAAATTTACAAATATAATTATAAGATTCAGTAAAATCAATTCCTTTAGCAGACATAATAACATCAAACAGACTTAATGATCCACAACAAGTAAAACACTGAAAGAATTTACTATCTGTAAAATAATATAATTTATTACTATTTCCTCCATGACAAACAGTATTGAAATATATATTTCCTTTATCATCTAATCTATGATTATCTGATCCTAAATCTTTTAATATTTTAATAACATCTTCAATAGTAATTAAATTAATTAATTCGTTTCTATCCATGGCAAATCACTCTTTTCGGTGATTTTATCTTCCAATTCTATAATCGTCTTATCTATAGATATTGGTTCATAATCTCTATTTGTACAAAACATATCTATTGTTTTCATATTTCCTAAATTTTGGTGACACCATATTTTAACTTCTTCTGTAATTTCACCAAATCTATTTTTATATATTGTATAGCATATATTAGGATTTATAGTTTTATTTAAACCTTTGCTTTTTTGAATTAATGGTTGTATGTAATCAAGTTCTTTTTTTGTAGGAGCAAAAACAATAATCCCTACATCAGCTTTATTTGGTAGTGATCTAGCTCCTTTTACAGCCCTCTGATCTCTAACATTGTCTCTACGTGCTTCATCTGTTGTTTGTGTAAAACCAAAAATTACAATATCGTAATCTGTGGCTAATTTTTTAGTATTTGCAGAAAGATTTAACAATACTTGATCTTCTCTTGCCGACATACCTTTAGTCAATTGAACGTATTCTGCAATTAATGCTTGAGTTAATTCAAGATAGTCAATTGCAAGAACATCTAATCCCTCTTTAAGTTTATATCTATCTACTGTATTTCTTAGATATGTTAAATCATAATTAGATTCGTCTTCTAAAAAGATTTTTGCTTGTTTTACATACTCTATTGCTTTATCAATTCTTTTTTCTTCTTCTTTAGTTAAAGTATTTTTTTTAATTTTATATTCTTCTACTCCACTGACAAATGCCCACATCATAGGTTCTAATTCTTCATATATTTTCATTTCTGTTCCTATATATAAACCTATATTGTTTTGACCATTAGGATTAGGTAAAAAATCTTCTTTATCAAAATCCCATAAATAAGGACAACAAATTAATAATAATCTTTCAATTGCTATTCTTGTTTTTCCTTTCCCACTATCTCTTGTTTCAAGAAAGAATCCTCCTTTTAACGCACCTCTTGTAAGTGTGTTTAAATATTTACTTTCTAGTCCATATCCATAACAAGGAGATTCTTTCATTTTTATTCTCAATTCTTCTGCATTATCTCCAGATTTTCTTCGTTTTGATGAATCCTTTACTAAAAATTTTTCTTTAACATTAAAATTTTTTCTATCAAAAAACTGCTGTATTTCATTTATTGTCATTGATTCAAATTTTTCTTGCTGTTGTTTAATAATCACATGATCTATTTCTTCCATATCCAAAATTTCTGATATATCTATACCTTCACTCATATAACTTCTTAATAAAGATAATTTTCTAATTTTATTATAATAATATTCATAATTAACAACATTCGCATCTTCATATACTTGAGATAACCACTCAATATTTTTTTCGTTTTCAAATAATAGAACGTATCCCTTTGGATCGTTTGTATTTAAATATGTTTCAATGTCTGAGATTCTAATTTCCTTTAATTCTTGAAGAGACAAATTATAAATACAGGTAAAAGTTAATTTATGTATGCCATTTGGAAAATCTTCATTTACATTTAATATAAATTTTTTGTCTTTTAATAAATAAGGATCTTTCATTAAACATCCTAATACTTGACAAGATGCTCGTTTATCAAAATATTTTTCCATTTGTTTTTTAGTTATTCTCATTATTTTCCTCCCAATTTATTTGCAATGGTAGAGGTTTTTTGGTGTTAATTTGTTTATTCATTATTTTTGTTTTTATTTTTATAATTTGTTCATTATTAGCAAATTCATCTGCTTTATCTTCTAAATTAAATACTTTATTATAATGATTTTTAGCTTTATCATAATAATATGGAATAATACCTAAACCAGTTTCATCTATTACTTTATTTTCTAATATATCATAGTAGTATAATAAAGTATAATACATACCTATATTGGTATAGTCATATTCACTTCGATAAGTTTTTAACTGCTGAAACATCATTCCTGTTGGAATTTTTATATTGTATAGTTTACATATGTATTGAAACAATAAATCCCAATCATTTTTATATTTATCTGATTCCTCTTGTTTAATCTTCAAACATTCCTTACAATATTTTTTATTATTTTTAATGGTTAATTCTTCTTTATCAAAAGATTTTTTACATATATAACATTTTAACTGTTTTTGTTTTTTCTCCATAAAATAACCTACCTTTTAGTAAATAAAGAGGTAGAAAACTACCTCTTTATTTTTTATGATATTATTCCTGATCTTCTAATTCTTCCAATAATTCTTCTAAATCTTGTTTAATTCTCATCAGAGGTTGAATTTGTTTTTTAGTTGATTCACTAACAGTAATATCTTCTCCAAGATGTTCGGCAACAATATCTGCATATTCTTCAAGTTTATCAAATTCTTCAAATCGTGCAAATAATTCTCCGATAGACTCTTTTAATTCTTCATGTGTAGGTTCTTCACCTTCATAAATTTCTCTTTGTGCTTTATAATCAATATCATCTTCTTGACCTGACATTTCTTTTTCTTTAATTAAACCTGCAACAATAACTTTCTCTAAATTTTCTGCTGTGAAATCTTCGATATACCTTTCTGTGTAAATATTTCTGCATCGAGCAAAAAAATCATCTGTTTCTGCTAAATAACCACTAGAATGAATAGGATTTCCTTCCTCATCAATTCCATTTGATTTTAAATATACAACATAATCAGAATTATTACGCATTGGAGCAATATTTCTTTCGTCACCTTCAATAACAAATTTATCTTTATCTTTGTCAAATTTTTCATGTCCAAGAAAAACTACAGTAAATCCTAATTTTAATAATTTATTAACTTGATTAAACATTTCATCTTGATATTCTTGCCACAGACCATATCCACTGTTTCCTGTTTTAATACTTGATGAGCCAAATTTCTCAATAATATAATCTCTACACCATCTACCCATAGTTTCCATTCCATCGCAAATAAGTGTTACTTGTTCTTGTTGAACAACTTTTTGCCACTTTCTACTACTTAAAGTTTTTAAATGACCTGTAAAATCACTCCATTTATTTGCTTTTAGGACAATAGCACCACTAATACCATTTAAACCCTCTTCAAAAGGAATAAATACTGGATTTTTAAATTTTGATGCTTGATATGTTTTTCCTAAATCATTATAGCCATAAATTGTAATTATTTTACCTCTTAAATCTGTAGTAATTTTACTTACTTTAGCCCTATCTCTAAATGTTTCTTCAACTAAACTTAATAATTCTTTTGATAATGCCATAATATAATTCCTCCATTTATAATTTATTATTTAGTTTTTAATTTATTAACTGGTGTAATTTATATACACCAGTTAATAAATTTTTTTTATTATAAAACAAAATCAAAATTTCGGTCTTTCCCTTCTTGCATTTGTTCCTGATCCTTTACTTTTTTTATCTTCGGAAGATCCTTCATTTTTTATATTTTCAATTTCATTGTCTCGTTCAATTTTTGCCTTTTTAATTAATTCCATATCAAATTCTTTTTCTTCATCTTCTTGAATTTCTGCACCAGTCGCTATTAATTCATTAATATATTCTCTATGTTCTTCAACTTTTGCTTTTCCTAGTCCTCCACCTTTTTTAGTTTTTGTAATGATTGTTTTGTAATTAATTTCGCCCCATATATTAATGGTCATACCTTCTTCAACTTGAGTTAAAATATCATCGCCAAAATCAAATTCTTCCCCTTCATCATCAATTATAATTCCAGCAATAATTTCCATAGGAATAATTTTACCTCCGTATACAGGAGTCCATCCTGAAACAATAGTTCTACCAGTTGATTCATCGTTTTTTACTTCTTCTTTTACTGAAGTGACAAACATCTCTACATCGAATTTGGCTGCATAATCTTCTGGTTTAATGGTATTATCAACTGAAAGAGTGCCAAATCCTAAATCAATATTATTTCGTGTTTTTACTTCTTCGGTTCCTTTTACTTTAAAAATATTCTCATTAAAATTAGGAACAAATTCTCTGTTACCAAATACTCGTACTTTAGCAACATTTTCTCTTTCTTCATCATTTTTGCAAGAAGCTAAAGTTAAATGATCACCATCAATAAATTTTTGTAAAGTTTCAAATACTTTTTTAATTTTTCCATCTTTGTTTTTTTCTTTGGCAAATATTCTTAATTCAATTTCTGAAAATTCACCAGTTTTAATGATTAATGAACCATTTATATAATTACCATCTTTGCTTTTATTAAATTTTAATTTGTGTTCTTTAACTTCGCCTATTAATGTAACATTATTAATACCTTGTCTCAATTCATTATCTGCCATATGTAATATTATCTCCTTTATATATGTATTTTTTATTTTATTATTCTATTACTATTTAAATTACTAACTTACTAACTTACCAAACCAAACATTAACACTTATTCATCTTCTTCATTATCACCCTCTTCCTCACTATCATCACTATCATCAATTAATCTTAAACTTCCATCACTAATAACAACTATAGGCCAAATTTCCTCACATTCTTTTTCATTAGGCAACAATTGTATTTTTAACTTATCACCCTTCCCTTGTAGTTTTGTAATTCTTCCTTTCTTTACTAATCCAGAATCAAGGCAGAATTGTACTTGATTCCCTTCTGAAATAGTGAGTTCTTCACCATCATTGTCTAAAACCACAACTGATTTGTACGGATTGACTTTAATTTCTACCATAAATAAATCATTTCTCCTTTTCTTTTTAATTTATTTTTTTTGTTTTACTACTTACTCAACTTTTCCTTTCTTTTTAATCCCTTTCTTTCTTCTTTTTTCTTTCCTCCATCAACCCTCCATTATTATATTAGTATTTTATATATTTGTCAAGGGTAAATTCTATTTTATTTTCACCCTTGATTATACCTACTCAACGGTTCGACCAATCATATTGTATATTAATACCCTTGATTAACTATCCTAATAAACTCATCTTCTCCTATAACTTGTATTCCATCTTTAATAGCCTTATCGGTTTTTGTGCTACCTTTAATACCACCAACCACAAGATAATCTAATGACTTAGCATACCCTAAAGTAAATTCTGCTCCTAAACTTTCTAATAACTTTTTAAGTTCGTCTTTTTTATAATTAGCAAATGTTCCTGTACAATACACTTTTTTACCACTAAAGAAATTATTTGTATTCACATTATCCTTTTTTTCTTCTTCCTTAACAACATTAATAACACTTAACAATTCCTTAAACTGTTCCATATTATCTTTATCTTGAAAATATGAATAAATACTCATTGCTGTAGTCTCACCAAAATCTTCAATTCCAATAAAATTACGATAAGAACCAACTGCATTTAAAAAATCATTAATATCACTATTAAAATGTTTTTCTAATCTTTTAGCACTACCAAATCCAACATTTTTAATTCCCAAAGATGCTATAAGTGAACACATTTTAATATTTTTAGAATTTTCTATTGCAGTTATCATCTTGTTAAAAGATCGAATCCCAAATCCAGAAATTGATATAATTTCTTTCTTAAATTTTTCTAATTTAAAAATATCCATATAACAATTAATAAAACCTTTATCAATAAATACTTCTAAAGATGCTTCGCCAATATCACTAATATTAAAACATTGCTTACTAACAAAGTGTTTTAATTTCTTTAATAGTTTTGCATCACAATCAGGATTAAGACAGAATAAATCATGAGTATTTACTACTTTTCTAATTTCTACTTTACCTTTACATGTAGGACATTCTGTAGGAATTTCTTCTGTACCACTTCTGGTAATATTATTTTCAATAGCAGGAATAATTTTATTTCTTTTCGAGATTTCAACCACATCAGATTTACCTAATTTTAATTGCCAAAACCTATCTAAATTATGTGTTGTCGCTCTAGTTACTTCTGTACCTTCAATATTTACTGGTTGAAAGATTCCTGTTCCTACAATTTTCCCAAACCTACTTGTATTCCATTCAGTATATAGATATTTTGATTTATGCCAACTATCCTCAAACTTGAACGAAATACTTCCATTATAATGATGATTGGTCTTTCCTAATGATTCTGCATAACTAATATCATTAAAAGTTAACACTAAACCATCTATCGGATAATCAAAACTAGGAATATCTTCAATTATCTTGTTTATAATTTCTTCAAGATTATTTTTATCTACTATCCAATATTTAACAACATCAAAACCTTGTGATTTTAACCATTCTAACTGTCCAAGTTTTGTTTCAAACTTATTTCCTTTGATAATATTAAAAGCACAAAATTCAATATTTCTTTCTTTACATACCTTAGAATCTAATAACCCTACAGAACCGTTTGCTAAATTCCTAGGATTAGCATATCTTTCATCTGGATTTTTAATTTTAGAATTCAATTCATTAAATGAAGAATATCTCATAAAATTCTCACCGACAACTTGAATTTCTTCCTCATCATCAATTGCTAATGGAATATTTTTTATACTATTAACATTATGAGAAATATCTTCACCAATATTGGTTTCTGAATCCCCTCTAGTTACTAATTGTTTAAATGTTTTTTGATAAGTTACTTTACCTGTTCCACCATCAATTTTTAACATTAATACACCTTGCTTATCACCCAACCATTTAATTAATTTAGAAATTTCTTTTACTTTGTCAAGTGAAAGTAAAGGTATGTCATGTTTGACTTTTGGCAAATTAGATACTACTTTATAACCTGCTCTTTGTGTTGGTGAATTTGATAATGTTACATTTAATTCAGATTCTAATAATTTTAATTCATCAAATAAAATATTATACTCACGATTCTCCATTATAGGTGAATTTAAATTATAGTATGCGTGACAAGCATTGTTTAACAATAAAACTAAATCATGTATTCTTCGTATCTTTTGAATTTTATTCAACATCTAACCTCCTTTTTTAACTTATTCATATTATACATTTATATTTGCAATCTGTCAACTATTATTTTAGCATTTTGTCAAACTTTATTTTGAAGTTTTTTATTATATTCCCTCTCATACTCTTCAGGCGTAAATCCACATTCAATTAAATAATTAATGTACCCCCTGCTTAATCTTTTCTTCATCTATAGTATTATTAATATGTTTTATATATTCCATTGTTAAATCATCTGGATATTCTTTATTGATAGATTTTAACTTTTCACAAATTTCATAAGACATATTTTACTCCTTTTAATAATAATTATTTTTTTATTTCTTTCTAATAAAACCTAATCCTTCAATAGCATCTCTATAATCTTTCAATCTATCTTCCATACTCTGTCCTGCTTTTCTAGCATCTTCTGAAAGATTTAAAATATCATTTGCAATATTTTGTACTTCCGATAAAAGATCATCTATGTTATCATAGTCATTATTCTTTATCTTAAGTATTTCATTTGCTTTATCAAATATTTTATAATGATAACTACATATATTTTGTTTTTCCATTTTTTCTCCTTTCGAATTAACAGAAAAGAGCAATTTTCTGTTAATTTTTATACCCTCTTAAACAATAATTCATCACTACTAAATCCAGCAGCACCCTTATGACCGCCTCCACCATACTTTTCAGCAATTTTACTACAATCTACATTAGGATTACTGCTAAATATAGAGTATGAATATTTAAGTCCATTAAATACCCAAACCATAACTACAAGATAGTCATTATATTTGTCACCAAATACCCATGAATTACTTTTCTTATTAACTACAAGACATTTTAATCCTTCAATTTCAGTTTCATAAGAAAAATGTTCTCTATAATATGTATTATCATTGTCAATATATCGTTTAACTAATTTCCCATTTTCAATTATAGAACCTTCCGAAATAGATAAACATACATTATCTTTAAAACTTTCATACAATGCTTTCCAAACATCATCTAAAGCATCATAATTTTTCATTTCAATACCAATTTTAAAATATGTAGTATCTGGTTCATATCTATATAACCAACAATCATAATCTGATACAAGTTGTATATAATATGGCAAATCATCAAATTCACAATTATATAAATATATATATGTTAACCCTGCACCACTTATTGCTTCTTGTCTGATACCTTTAATATCTTTTGTCCAAGGCAATTCCTTTTCAAGATTTAAACTAGATGTATGATGGTCTATCCAAATTATATCTTTAGTTTTCTTCAATATTTCTTCTAATTGCCAAACAGTATCCTTCTTAAATGAATAATCAACAAAATAAATTCTTTCGTTATTTTGAATTTTATCTAGTGGTAATTGCATAATATAATCTACTTCAAAGAAATCATCTTTATTATAATTATTTTCATATTGTGCTACTATTGAACCTGCACATCTACCATCTAGATCATTGTGATAAAAACATTTCAAAATAAATTTCCTCCTATTTATTATTTTATATTTTTAATATATTATTATAAATTACTTGTTGATAACATCTTACATCCTTCTAATAATCGTTTATATTCATTTATTAATTCTCCAAAAGTATCAAACAAATTTTTAACTTCTTCTCTAGTTAATTCATTGCCATTTAAAAATAATAAATATAAACTATCAAATTCTTCAGGTTTCATTACCATATTAAATTCCTCCCTTTATGTAAATTATCAATTAAAGCTATTAAATAGTTTCTATCTCTTATACCTGCTATAGTTTGACAAATCCATATTTTAACAACTTTATTTTCTTCTAAAGATAATTCATCCCATTGTGCAGAAATTTCTTCAAGAACTATTGGTAATAATTTATACTCACTTTTTATTTTTTCTTACACTAATTCCAATATATAATAATTCTTTTCCAATTTGTTCTATATTATTTTGATATGTTTCATTTATTCTTTTTAGTGTATTATCGTTTTTTATAGTGATTATCTCCTTTTTATTATATTTATTTTATATTACCAATATATATTTATTCTTGGGCGTATAAAATAATCATGTTCTATAGTAATATTATAACCTTCACTTCTATATATTTTAAATATTTCATCAATTTCTTCCGAATCTAATACTCTATCAAATAAATAAATAATTTTTCTTTCTTTTGATTCAAGAGCATTTTTTATACATTTATTAATTCTTTCTATATATTTTTCAATTTGAGAAGGTTCTTCTGGAAATATTTTTCTCACTTCTAACATTGGATATGCTCTCATAATTTCCTCCATTCTACTTATTTCATTATAAAATCTTTTTTTTGTTGATAGTTATATTATACTTTTATTTTATGTATATAAATGCTCTCTAATCCTTGTATTATAAGGATTTGTTGACATTAATATGGGTAAAATCAGGTATGTTACGATTTTGTGTTATTTTACCCATATTGTGATAAAACCGTTATTTTATTATGACATTTAAACTATATAGCAAATGGAAGTATAAGTAAGTTAAATTGAATATTTGATCGATAAAAAACGTGATAAACCAAATTTAACATATTTTAAACTATTTTATTGTATTAAATGTAATTTCTGCATGTCTATTATGCAAATAACCAACTATTTCATGTTGCCAATCAACTTTTACTGATTTTCCTTTAATTTTGATTGTTTTATGATAAATATAACTCTCAAATAAATTATTAAAACTTCTACCCAATATTGTATTTTTGTCATCAGGCAATTCATTCCAAAAATTAACTTCAAAATCTTCGACATTTTCAATATCGTTGCTTTTTATTCTACTTTGCACATGTTGTTCTGCTAATTCATACAACCATACAGGAGCAGTTAGTTCTTTACCAATAATATCTTTTGCACAACTTGATCCGTATGGTTTACCATCAATCTCAAAGATTTTCTTATGAGACTTACCACATTTTGTGCATTTAGAATCTCCAATGTAAATTTTATAACTCATATTTAACACTCCTTTTATTATACTTTAAAAATTCTCTTTAAATGTATGTTCCTTTCCACATAAAGGACATTCATTAAATTGACCTATATGTTCAACACAATAAGCAGAGTTACAACTATCACAAATACAATAATTTTCTGTTTCTTTTCCGCATACTTTACATATTTCACATTTTTGCATAATTAAAACCTCCTTAACAATGTTTTTGTAATTATAACATTATTAATAGTAAATTGCAATATGTATTTTTTATATTTATTATATTTTTGTTTTATTAATTTTATATTTATAACCATATATGTACTTTTTATCACCGATTATGTATTGTTTTTCAATCCATTCGTTTCCTCTACGTTTAACTTCAATACCTTGTGTTTCTCCTATGTATGACCAATTATCTGCTTTATATAACGAACCTGTTCTTGGTGGTTCAACAAATGTAATCAATCCTAATAATTCTTGATTATATTTTTCCTTATATATTTTAAATAATTGTTTTCTAGCTAATTTTAATATTTGTGTTCCTAAATTTTTCTCAGTATATACTATTCTAAAAACATTATTGTTTAAAAATAATTTGGCATTTTCACTAGATTTATTTTTACTATCTAATTCAAAAAATTGATTAAACTTTTTATAATTTAATGGAGGCGAAGCAAAACCTATAATACCTATAGGTTTCCCATATGAATATATTAAAAAATTAATTTGTCTTCCTACTATACCTTTACTTTCTGGATAATGTTCTATAAACCATTTAACAAATAATTTGTTGCTTTTTTTAATTGGTTTTAAATATAATTTTTCTTCTTTTATATCATTATCATAGTAATCTTCTTCTTTAATATTCTTATCATATATCATACCACTATGACCCTTACGACCAGTTTTTCTTTTATCTAAACATTCCTTACATATGTATTTCCCAAATGTAGAATATAATTTTGTTTTATTTGATGATATATTGCATTTATAACAATAATTTTCTATAATCTTTTTCTCCTCTCTAAAATATGTTATAATATAATATGATAAAAATAAGACGAAAGAGGGTATTGCAAAATATGAATAAATTATATTTGTGTTCTATCTGTAAAAAAGCAAATCCTGCTTCTAAATGGAATAATAATACTTCTAATTGTTTATGGGGAGAAGAAACAGGATTTTATCCCATTGAAAAAGTTAAAGATTATATTGTTTTATATTACAACTGTCCTTCTTGTAAAAATCGTATTAATAATAAAAATATTAAAAGAATTAACAAGTAATAAATAATAAATTTATAACGAAACAGTAGTTTCGTGTTGATTTATTATATGTATTTATATTACACTTTTAATCCTATTCTTTGCAATTTCACAATAAGGTTCTTTCTCGGTATTTAATAATTCAATATTAATCCATTTAAGATTATATCCTTCTTCTTTATTTAATTCTTCACAACTTAATCCATGTGTTCCACTTCCTGCACAGCAATCAATTGTTTTACCGTCAATAGGAGTAACTAATTTTATCAACCATTTAATTAATGCTTTTGGTTTAACTGTAACATGAGTATTACCTTCGCCTTTTTCTTTTTTAGTTGCTTTAGAGCAATAAAGGAATGGTACAAAATCTTCATCTTCAATTTTTAAAAAATATCTACTTGCACCACCTGAATCATTATGTCCTCTCATAGTATCGAAATTTTTATCACCTTTTCCATAAATTAAACTATCAGTTAATCCAATACCACGCATTGATTTTTTAGATTTACTAATACCACTTTGATTATCTAATATTTCTCCCATAGAAGAATCAAGAATAATATTAGCTGGGAATCTTCCTATCTCATTTGCTGGTACTGATTTATCTTCTGCATATGCACCATATATTTTATTTTCACTATCTGAATAGTTAGTTGTTGGATTTTTAGATGCTTTTGCATTGATAATATCTTTATCATCTTGTGAAGTAGGAATCCTACAAGCATCTATATTCATTGCACCACAATTATACTTTTCTATATTGTAACAATAATTTTTTTCTAATGGTTTTTGAAATACAGTAATAGGTTCATGTGCTGGTTTTAAACCTGAAGTTTTCCATCCGTCCCATTTTTGTGCTAAACTACTAGATGGTAAAGTAATATCAATTATTTTTTCACCTGATTTAAACATACTGCCTTGTTTATTTGTTGCCCAATTTCCATCTTCACTTCTATATTGTTTATATTCACTTATCTTTTCTCTTTCTGCCTGTTTAATTAATTCATCATATGTATTATCAAACTTTAAATATTCTTTTAATTTAAACCAATCTTCTTCATTTGGTAATCTACCATCATTTCTTTCTTCATACCATCTACTATATTTAGTTGTTCCATTAAAAATATCTTTATCTAATTGAGATATAGAAACTCCTTTTAATTCTCTATGTTTTTTAAGATATTTCATAATCTCGTCTGCAATTAATGAACCACCTTTACGTTTATCAAATAACTTCCCTATATCTTGATTTTTTGGAAATCCAGTTCCATAAATCCAGTCAATTTCTTCTACTATTTGAAAACCTGCATCTTCAAAAGCACATTTCATTCTATGATTTGTCTTAGGATGACCAAATACACAAACATAACCACCAGATTTAATTATTCTATATAATTCAATTGCTCTTTTATAGCACCATTGATAAAAATCTCCTGTATTGTCCCATTTCTTACCCATAAATTTTAAATCATAGGGGAAATCAGATATACAACTATCATATGTATTATCTTTAACTTTCTTCATTATCTCAATATTATCACCATGAATAAGTTTACCATTGTTTGTTTTATAAATTAACTCCAAATTTCTACCTCCAATTTTGTTATTATTTCGTGATAAAATTCAGCTTTGGTGTCAATATTTTTCTATATGTAGTAGTTAATATAGAATTGTACTACTACATATAGTGTTTAGTTTTATAATTTTAATTATTCAACACTCTTTTTCTAATTTCTGCTAAACTTTCATCTCTAACTAGTTTTCCATCAATAAATACATCTTCTAATAAATTAATTTTATTAAACTTTTTACAATCTTTTTGTGTTAATTCATCTTTATATCTAATTTCATGAAAATCATCTTTATAAACAACAATTCTGCCTTTTTGTGATTTTTTAATTTTATCACTATCTGTTTTTGGATCTTTAAAAATATTTATTTCTTTACCATCTATCATTACTTGTGTTGCTTTAATAGCTATACCAAATGAATCTCTAGTGTAATATCCTAATGAATAAGAACCAATACCAAACACAACATTTTCACTAGAGAATCCTTTTAATTCTAATCGTTTAAATATTTCTTCTGCTCTTTCAAGAGTGATCGCATCTCCATATATCAAAGAAATATGTGAATCTAATACTTTATAACCTTTTGAATTAATTGTACCACCAAATGTATCCCATAATGATTCAATAGAACCTTTTCTAATCACTTCATCAGTAGAATTTTTATCACCACAAATAATATCTACTGGATTTCCCGTATCTGGTCTGACAACTAACTTACCATTTCTATTTATAATATCATTTTTTAATTGTGGTATGATATTTCCAATAACATTCCAATAATCATAACCGTCAGATACAATTGAAATAATTCCTTCAGGTGCTACTTCATTAATCATTCTTTTATAATATTTTAAATCATCTTGATATTGACATTGGATACTATGCTCTGTAGCCAATACACTTGCTCCAACCAATTCATTTTCCACATTTGCATTATAATATTTTTCTAAATAACAAATACTTGGAATAGTATCTGTCCCTGTAAAATATAATAATTGTCCTGCTCCAGTAGTTATAGCATCTTCATTCCCACTCATACCTCTATAACTAAAATTATGACATTGCCATTGAAGATGGTCTTTTATATTAGAAGTTTTTTCTGCCCACTTTTCACATATTTCTCTGTATTTTTTAACTATAGTTGTTGTAGTTATAGGTTTCCACATACAAGCACTCGTTAATGTTTCTATGTAATTTGTTAACCAGTGAAATTCATTATGTGTATTTTCTATTGTAAATAAAGGTATTTTAATAGGTGCTACTGTTCCCTCTTTTAAAGCACATATTTTAATTGGTAAATATCCTAAATCATGTAATTTTTCAATATGTTCTGTATCTGCACAGTTATCACCTAAAGTAAATTTAATAATTCTTTTATATTCAGCAATAACTTCTTGTTTGTTTTTATTAAAGAAATTGTCATTAAAATATTCAATTAAATATTCTTTAATAAAACCTTGTAGTCCAAAAAATACTACATCATTAATACCTTTAATTCTTGATGATCTCGGTGTAAATGTAGAATATGTTTTTTGAATACCTTTTTCTGCCATAATACGGTGAGAAATTTTATAAAAGTCTGTCAATAACATTGGATTAATTTTCATATGTATCATTCTCCTTTTCTTTTTTAATTATTTTAATAGTTTTTAATAATACTTTATATGCAGATGACAACCCTGCTCTATCATCAAGCATAATATTGTAATAAACTTTTCTACCTGTAAATTTTACAAAGTCAATATTTTCATTAATCTTATCATATGGTAACTTATTTTCATTTAGATAGTTTTTAATTTTGTCATATTCATCTTCTCCACAACAAGTAAAAACAATAAAATATGCACCTAATTTTTTACATTCCCTTAAAAGATTCATTACATTTTTATATGTTCTGCCTTTCTGGTGGAAGTCAAACACAGTATCATCAAAGTCATATCCGATAATTATTTTGCCGTATTTTCTCCATTCTTCTACCAACCTATTAACTGCATTATTATCATCTAAATAATAATCCATAATTTAACCTTCTTTAACTTTACTATTCAAATAATCTGCAACTTCATCTAACGATTTAAAATATTTTCCACCATTTCTTTCTACTAATCTACCTACTGCATCTAAATGTTTTAATTCTTGTTTACTCATAGCCAATTTTGTATACCATTTATAATCTATTAATTCATTAAAAATACAAACAATTGTTTTTTCAGGTCTTTTATTACTATCATCTACTGCTTCTGCAATAGAATACGTACTATATGGTCTAGTTAAAGTGTATAATACAAAATCAGAAGTTTCTCTTTGTCTAATTTCTTCTTCTTGACATTCTGGTGTCCAATTTTTTACCACAGGATTAAAATAATTAATTTTTAATTTTGGTATTAATTCATTTCTCCATTTACTATCCGCACATGTACCTCCAAGAAATGCTTTTTTCTTTTTCATATTTAATCTCCTTTTATTTTAATATTCTATATTATAAATCAATTTACTTGACCAATCACTTAAAATACTATCAGTTGTGTATATTTTTGAAATTAAACCAGATTTAATTAAATCACCTTTATATATAGAATTTTCACAATGAGAAATATATAAAAATATATTATTTGCACCTTTCTCTTTTAATTTTTCTGCTGCTAATTTAAATGTTCCACCAAAAGCACATAAATCATCAATGATTAATATATTTTTATTTTGTATATCAGGACAATCTACAATTTCATATGAAGTAATTTTGCCATTAGATAAATCTCTTTTCTTATTTCCATAAAAATATGGTTGACTTGTTTTAAATGTTTTAGAATATCTAGTCATACTTCCTGCATCTGGATAAAATACATAATCTACATAAACTTCATTAAATATTTTATATATGTATTGATTAACATCAATTTCTTCACATCTATCTAACAATGCAGTTGCAACATTTGAATGTATATCTAATACTATAACTCTATGAAATTTTAAATCATTAATCAATTGACAGAAATATTTTAAACTAAACATATAACCTTTAATATTTCTATCCATACGAGAATAGGGAACGTATTTCATTATTAAAGTTACTTTTGGATTATTGAATTTATCATCTAAATATTTTTTACACATAATAAGAATTGAAATATCAATATCTGTTTCATATTTAATTTCAATTGTGAAATCATCTGTATCGAATTCTTTAGTTTTAAATATTCGTTCATTATTTGGGTAGCATTCATTACCAATTGAATAACCATTTATACTTACCATGTTTTGTCCTCCTTGTTTTCTATTACAATTATTTTATCATTCTATTCCAAACTTGTCAACTATTATTTCTCATATTGAAATGAAACATAAATTTTGTGTTAATTTTGGTTTTCACAAACACAGTAAAATCAACACTTTGTGAAAACCAAAATTTCTATTTATTCTTATTAAATCAAAGATTCTATCTCATCAATAGCTAAAGCTACCTGTTTTTCACTTGAGAGCAAAACATGAAGTTTATTTTCCAACAACTTCAATTTCCTATCTTCTTCCTCATATTTCAAAATCTCTAATTTTAATTTAACATCAGTAATCCATTGATCAATACTATAACCAGAGATAATGTATTCATCTTCTAACTCCAAATCCCTATAAGATAATAAATTTGAATTTAATTTAATCAATAAATTAAACAATATCTCTTTATTAGGTACTTGGATATTATACCTTACTCCATCCAATTCTAAATTGCAGTTTGTGATAGGTGAAAATCTCTTTTTAGTTTTTAAGCATTTCTTCTTTTCTTGAATCTGTGATTTCAATGCCATAATCTTTTCATCGTTTACATTTTGTTTGTTTGTCATATTACTACTTCCACTCCTTAATTATATTTTTATTTTTATCATATGTAACTAAATATTTAGGTTTTATTTTATTGAATACTTGTTCTATTGATGCATCTCTAATAATTACTTCATCCTTGTGTCCCTTGCTTAATGCATAAACATTATATTTATAATCACTATTATAATAACTATAACCTCTATATCTTTCTATATGATATTTTACATATTTATCTTCAACTTGAACATAGTATCTATGATATGAATATGCATGTTTATTTAAACTTTCTTTAAATTCAATTAATGTATAATTCATATATTCATCATATTTCTGTTCTCTAGTAGAATAATAACTACTTTTTAATAATTCATCCATTAAATTAGAATAATCTTCAATACAATTTTCATCTACTATATCAATTATATTTCCTGTCAAAGATTTAATAGTAGTAACTTTATAATAATTATATTTTGAATTTCTGTCATAAAAGAAGTATGATTTTGATTCTTTATTGTCACCATTTCTTTCATAAAATCTTCCTAAATATATTAATTCATTATTTTGATTAGTTTTATACGTTGCACCTACAATCATATTCTTACTATCAAATTTTTTCTTTTCATATCTTAAATTATTAAGTTCAACTAATTGTTTATAATCTGGTGAATCTACAGGTAATAATAATAAATCCTTTCCGTCCCATCCATAAACAAATTCACCTTCCAACCCTTTCCCTTTAATTGACGAAGTATTTTCAAGAATATATAAAAGATTTTCTATTGTGATCTCAAATTCGAAGTCTCTGCTGTCATATACTCTACAATATGCATGTCGATGATTCCAATGAGTTGAATAATCACCTGTCTTTTTGTTTAATACAAATCCTGAAATTGGTTCATTAGCAAATTCTTGTGGTTCGATTTTATTGTCTCTCCAACCGTTCCAGCTAACTTCTTTCCTTAATTTCCCTTTTTCATCATAATAGATAATGTATGCTAATTTCTTTGTATATGTATCATTACGATTTTGAAAACCTACTTTAATTGTTTTAGGAATAAATATATTCGTTTTTATAAGATTAACCTCCTTTGTTATTTTATATTTTCAATTTATTCTCCTGCTTTATAATTATAAATAGGTTTAATAATATCTAATATCTCAACAGTATCTCCAATATTATTAATAATTTCATCCATAGATTTATATGCCATAGGTGCTTCATCAAGTGTATGAATACCAACAGAAGTAGTAAAGATACCTTCCATAGATTTTTGATATTCTTCCATAATAATATTTTCTTTTGCTTTACTTCTACTCATTAATCTACCAGCACCGTGAGGGGCAGAATAATTCCAATCTGGATTACCTTTACCTATAGCTAAAATTGATCCGTCACGCATATTAATAGGGATTAAAACTTTTTCATTTTTATAAGCAGAGATAGCACCTTTACGAATAATATTATCTTTAAAATTAATATAATTATGAATTGTTTCAAATATTTTAATATTATGATATTCTTTTTTAGTTATTTCCTCTATTTTTACAAGTTTTAATAATACAATATCTGCTATGATATATCTATTTAAAGTAGCATACTCTTGACATATTTTCATATCATGTAAATATTTCTCTCTCCATTCACCAGAAAGAAAACATAAATCTTTTGGATAAGATGGATGTAAGTTGTTATACTTTTTCTCTAATTCTTTTAATGCATTATGAATTTCATTTCTTTTTCCTTGTTTTTTATAATCAGCAATTAATTTATCTTTTTGATTATAATAATCACTTTTACCACTACATAAATCAATAGCAATGTTTTGATAATATTCTGCTACTTGTTTTCCTAAATTTCTACTTCCTGAGTGAATAACAAGATATAAATTATCATTACTATCTTTATTAACTTCTATAAAATGGTTTCCTCCACCAAGAGTACCTATACTTCGTTCAATTCTTTTCGTATCTTTAAGCGATCTATAACAGTGCAATTTTCTCATTTCATCAAAGTCAGACATTCTACTACTGTGTATGTTTCTACCAGATGGAACAAATTCACGAATAATATCATCTAATTTTTGTAAATCAATATTTACTTTTCCTAATTCAAATGTTGACATTCCACATCCGATATCGACACCTACAAGATTAGGTATTACTTTATCTCCTAAGTTAGCAGTAAATCCTATTACGCATCCTGCACCATAATGAGTATCAGGCATAATTCTAATTTTACCATCTTCAACAAATGGTTGGTTGCATAATTCAATTATCTGAGATATAGCAGTTTGCTCAATATTATCAGTAAAAACTTTAGCTGTATTGTATTTACCTTTTAATTCTAACATAATTCAACCTCCTTTCTGATTCTATATGTATTATACAATTATATTAGTATTCTGTCAATACCTAAAATCATTACAAATCTAATTTTTTGTCATGATTTAATAATTCACTATTAAAAAAACAATATCATCCAGATTCAATTCAACTTCAAAATATTGCCCATTCTCATCAATACAATAAATTTCAATAGAAGATAATGTATGACATCTACCATATTCACTATACGGAATATCAATATTATATTCAGTATTATAAAAATCTTCAAATTGATGTGAATCACTATAATATTTTTTTAATCTAATTAATTCATCTACTATTTCTTCAAATTCTAATTCAGTATAATCACTAGTTGCTGTGATATAATCTCCATCATTTGAATCTGCTTCAATTGTGACAGTAAATATTTTGCCTTTATTTGTTGGTTTTATTAATTTATATTTGTTCATAATAATTTTCTCCTTTTTAATATTTTATATTCATAGTATTACCCTTATTTTTATATTTTACTATCTTAAATTACTTCATCATCCGATGGTTCAAACTGATTATATTTTGACACAGTAATATTAACACCATTTGTAATATAATAACCTTCTACTTTATCTTTAATTCTCTGATTTAATTCTTTTTGAGATATTTTTTCTACTATTATACCATATTTCCTTAATATTTCATCTACATGTTTATTTCTTTCAGTTTTATTATATTTCATAAACTTACTCCTTTAATTTACTCCCTCTATAAATTTAGTAGGCATACCATCAATTAATTTACACTTTGCACATTCACCAATAATTATCATATCTTTTAGTCTTTCTTTTATCATTGGACTATTTTTTCTATATTTGCAATCATAACATTTATCTTTCCAAACTTCATTTTTTGCTTTATTAATTTGTTTTTTAGCTTTGATATATAATAATATTGGCAAAATAGGCAATGATATAATATTAAGCACAAACCAAACTATTTCTTTAATTGGTTCTATCACTTCTTTAAAAGAATATATAATATTATTTTGAACAGTTTTCCATATAAAAACTTCACAATAAAGATATTCTAACGTTGTCATTCTAGCATAATTATGATAACATGGTCTAATTTTTATTTTTTCATTTTCGTCAATTAATATCGTTTTACTTTTTAATTTCATATTATGTATTCCTTTCTAATTTACGATCAAATGTGTCTTTTATTTTAATTTTTTACTACATATAGTGGTATTTTACTATTACACCCACTATATGTAGTACATATGTATTTACTCCTCTTCATCCCATTCTCTTAAAATATCAATTGCTTCGCTATAACCTCTCCAGTTATCGATTCCTGTACATCTGAGTGCTTCAAGAAAATTACTATCCTTAACTAATTCTTCATATTCTGCTTTTGTAATAGTTACTGTTTCTTCTTTCTTCTTAAAATCTTTACAAGCACCAGGACTACAATGATTTGTACTGCAATTATCTTTTGTTTTACAATACATATCATTTTTACATAATTCATCATTAAATTGTTTTACGCAATCAAAGCAACAATCTACATCATTGTATTCGTTCATATGTATTTATTCTCCTTTAATATGTATTTTATATTTTATTTATATTTATAAAACAATAATAATTCCAACAACAATTAAACATACTCCAACCAAACATAATGACTGAACACTATACCTATATCTCCAGTTATTTTGATTATGACATTTATTACAAGGATACTTTTCTTTTGATACACCAGCACTTATACAAGTATAACAAGATTTCTCAATCATGATTAATTCTCCTTTTATTTTATTTTTTTTTAAATATAATAAGAAGTGTGCATAATCTAACAGCTTCGACCACCTATTTCTAGGTTGTGGGTTTCTCAAGGTTACTGGTTTATTATGCCTACTGTTAACCTTTTTTCGATACACTTCTTATCATAAATTTTTATCTTATCACAAACACTAAAAGATAAAACATATATCCATAATAACTTAAAAATATTAATTGTTTAATCATACCTTTAAATGTTCTTTTACGAATTTTATATAGTTGTTCTCTATACTTTTGTCTACCCCCTTCGGTAGTTAAATCATTTTTAGATTTATTATTACTATATTTAGAAAATGCCATTGTAAAAATTAAATATACTAAAATTCCAATTGTAGGATATTTATAAATATCTACTGTCAAAGCATTTATGTAGTAAATAAATGTACCTAAAACCAATGGAATATAAAATAAGTAAGGCCAATTATTATCAAATAACTCTTTGTTTATTTCTTTTTCTGTTTTACCTTGTTCATAAAGTTTTATTGTTAATTCTCCTGTTTTAATAATATTGTTATACATTGGATTTCCTTTTGCAAATATCACTAAGTAGAATGTAAAAAATACTACTGTCCAAAATAACATAATAATCTCTCCTTTTATTTAATATTTTATTTATTATTATAATAATCACTTATTCCTAACTCAAAACTATTACATTTACCATTAACATCTAAATAAATCATTTCATTTTCTAATACTTTAGTACAACAATCTTCCCAATAATATTTACATTCAGTATTCATACAACAAAGATACAAATATTAATCCTCCTTTTATTTAAATTTTATTGTTCGCATAATCTAAGAAAAATATTGATGCAAATAAAGAAGCACACCCTATTTCTGCATTTGTTGGTTTATATCCAAAAAATAAGGAGATAAATAAGATAATAAAATATAGTGAAATTAAATAGTTAAAAGTTTTGCTGACATATTTCATATTTATTTACTCCTTTAATCTTATTTTTTGATACGAACCTCTAATCGCACCACATAATAAATCTTCTTTAATATCATCTAATGTTTCATTACAATCCCATATAGCATTTTCTTCATCCAAACATGTTAATTCCCATTCAGTATAATCATACTCACATGTACAATTAACTTGATATTTTTGTTCTTTATTATCTTTAGTTATTGCTATTATTGAGTGTAATTCTATTTTGTTTATAACATCAATACATTTAATTATAAATTCTTTATCCATATACTCATCTTACCTCACTTTAATATTTTCTTTAATCTATCAAATGCAACATTAATTTCTTTTAACTTTATTCCATTGTCTTTATAAATATCGGGATGATATAATTTTGCTAATTTTCTATGTTGTTTATTAATTACATTAAAATCTCTAGTTTCAAGTGGCAATTCTAATATTGTCAACAATGCATTTAAATTATCATTTGTATTGTAAATATAATAATTATTGAAAAAATATTTAATAAATTCTTCATACATTCTTTTCTGTTGATCTTCATATTCTTTATGAATTTTTTCTTTTCTGATTCTTTCATTCTCTCTTACTATTCTATCTTGCTCTTCACATTTCAATCTTTCTTCTTCTAGTTTTATTTTTCTTTCTTTTGTAAGTATTCTAGAATAATCATTATTGTTAGCCATAGATATCATAAATACAAACAATAAATGAAACATAGAAATAGTTAAAGATAATCTATAATGAATATTAACGAATAATCCTATAATCATAACACTTACAAATATAAATAAACTATATAGATTAAGTTTTAGATAATTAGTATAAACAAATTTAACTCTAGTATCATAATCCATATACAAATGACTTATCCAAAATTTTAATAGTAATATCATTAGATTATTTCCTTTAATTTTTAAAATTATATATCATAATCGTATTCATCTAATTTAAGAATAATAAACCCATTTTTAACTGTTTTATCATAATTTTTTTTGTTTTCTGTATATAACTCACCATAATCCGTTTCTATAAAATACAAACCATTTTTTTCATAATAATTATGTATTTGAAACATTATGTCTGCCATAATATATTCTCCTTTATTTTCTAATAACTATATGGTTCATCACTACCATTATACCAATTAAACGCTAATACAATTATATTTATTATTTTAATATAACCATATTTATCAATAAAATCATCTACAATATTGTTTATTTCTTTTATTGATAAATATAATTCAATTTCTGTTTCACCATATTCATTTTGCAAAATAATATCAATATAATAATTACTTTTATATTTTATTATTCTGATATTTTCTTTTTCTTCTAAGATTTCATTAATTTCATATAAATCTAAATAACCTTCATCTTCCTTTATGTTTTTATATAATTCATTTTTTCCTAAATAGTTTAAAATTTTTTCTAAATCTTGATGTTCAGTTTCTAACCTAATACATTTTGTTGCTACATAATCACTCATAAAATTATTATTCCTCCTAATTTTAGATCAAACTTATCTTTGATCATGATTCATTAAAATATTATCTTTCTCAAAAAATAAAATATTCTTACAATTTATGCAAGTTAACATAACTATAGGTTTACTACAACTAAAATTATAATCTTTTGTCAATGAAACAACTACATCTTCTTTATACCATTCATCATAGTCACATATAGAGCATATTAATTTTTTACTTATAGATTTAATAATTATATTTTTCATATTATAATCCTTTTAACTCTTGATTATGACACATTTCACATCCACTACCATCTTCAGCACAATAAGGTATAAATGAATCTGTAGGTATTTCACCATTATAATAATTATATGGACAGTCACACTCTGCTTCTAATTGATTACCATTATTAAGTTGAATTAACTTATCAATTAATTTCATATTGATTTATTCTCCTTTTCTTCTCTATATAAACTCTCATAAATACTACAAGCAATGTTAATATACTCTACTATTTCATGTAATTATTCTCTTAACCATAGGTATGCTCAACAAATTTTTGATACTCTTTCCATGTAGTATTAGAAATAAAATCTTAATTTCATAATTCTTCTCCTGCTAATCTTAATACATTTTCAATTGCTTTTTTAGTTGATATTAATTTGCCTTTATGATTATTTAAAATATCTTGAGTTACATTGGTCAATTCAATTGCAAAAGCACCATTAGAATTAAACCAAAAAGAAAATCCACTTTTAAAAATTATGTATATTTTCTTATCGTGTTGAAGTACGCCTTTAATTATTTCATCTTTTAAACATTCTAATTCTTCAAAATTATTAGATATATAACCATTCTTTTTGTCTATCATAGTTTATTACCCTCCTTTATTTTATTATTATTTTATCATTCTATTAACTATTTGTCAATCATTATTTTTACTCAACAATCTTCAAATTAACTTCAAAACTAATCTCAGACACTAATTTTCTATATTTAATTCCTGCATTATCCAACATGAATTTAGATGCTATAGTTTGTTCTCTATCTTTATACTTATCACTCAAATACACCACTTCTTTAATACCAGATTGTATTAATGCTTTAGTACACTCGTTACATGGAAATAATGTAACATAAATTTTACAACTATTTAAATCAGTTTTACTATGCAATATTGCATTCATTTCTGCATGCACTACATACCAATTCTTATCTTTTAATCCTTCTGCTCTATCCCAAGGCATAATAGAATCATTACATCCATTTGGCATACCGTTGTATCCTGTGCTAATGATTCTATTATCTTGATTAACTATACATGAACCTACTTTAGTTTTAGGGTCTTTACTTCTTAATGATGCTATGTATGCTATTCCCATGAAATATTCGTCCCAAGATAAATTACTCATTTATATTTGTTTACTCCTTTAATTATTTTCATATTTGGCTTTCAACTTTAAATATTGCTCTAATTCTAATTGTTTTTGTCTTTCTAATCTTAGTTTCTCTTGTTCTTGTTGTTTCCTCTTATGTTCATCAACAAACTCATTATATTCTTCTTCGGTAAATACACCATACTTAATTAAATCTTGATAAATATATTCATTATGTTTTTTACAATTTAATATATAATATTTGGTAGTTATTTTACTATGAACTTCGATTTCTGTATTAAATTCATCAGCATCTTGTGACACAGTTAAAATTCCACCGTCTGTTGTTGCAATTAAAATACGTTCTGCAAACTGATTCATGTTTACATAAGCAATTGTTTTACCAATTAATTCTTCTTGATTTTCCATAAAATACATAATTAATTTCTCTCCTTTTTTAATATTTAAATTTATTTTAAACCAAAACTATGACCTAAACCTATCCCATATTTATAAAAGGTAAACATAAAACCTCTTTTAGCAATAATTAAATCTATTATTTTCTCATATTCAAATTCATTCGTCCAAGTTAAACTTAATCTCCATATCCATAACATATGAAAACCATGTTTATAATCTTTCCATATTAATTTTCTTTTCATAAAAACCTCACTAAATTCATAAATATTTAGATTAAACTAAACACTCTAATACAACATCAATATTATCATCAATTATTTTAACAATCTGACTCAATTCATCCAACATACTTGCAGTTAAATGATGTTCCATTGTTTCAGTATTAACATAAGCATATTTTTCTTTCTTATTAATTTCAATTAATACGTCTGTTTCATAGATTGATATGTATATCTCATCTGGAGGCCAAATAGTCAAAGTAAATTTACTTCCTTCATGATTACCAATAACATTTAATATTTGTTTAATTATGTTGTTCAAATTATCACCTCACTTTTATATTGTGACCAAATCAGGCTTTTGTCATGATTTTAATACTAGATATAGTGGTTTACCTCACTAATACTCACTATATCTAGTGTATATGATTAATTAATCATCATAATTTCCTAATTCTTCAGATTCACTATCTTTTTCTTTATTCTTATTCAACCATTCGCAATATTTTTTACATTCTTCTTTACTTTTAAACCCAATATAACATTCATATTCTAATTCAATATCTTCTACTTCATTAGGATTAAATGTTTCAAAAACATAGTTTATTTTCAATTTACTATATTCTTTATCATATCGTTCAGAAGATTCATATTTAGGTGTAACTACAAATTTATTATCATATTGTTTACTTTTATATAAATTAATAACTGTAATATTTGTTTTTGTAGGAGTATATAATGAATAATATTTTTTACACTTGCAATCTTTTTGAATTGTACTTTGATCTGGAGCAGTATATGTAATTTTTCTTTTTCCATCACATAGATTACATTTTTTATAAAGATATGACTTATCTTCTGCAATCCATAATATCATTTTATCTTCGTATGGAGAAAAAATCTCTGAAAATCTCTTATTGTAAAATTCTCTAGTTATTCTACTATCAATATCTTTTTCTTTATATTCTAGTGTTCTTTCACGATCTTCAATTGAACGCATTATGTCTTTTATATTTTTATTTTCTTCTTTTAATCTTGTATTCTCTTCTTTAATATTTTCAATTTCTAATTTCACATTCTCTAACAAAGCATCTTTCATTTTTTGTTGAAATTCTATTAGTATTTCATCAGCAATACCATGTTCATAATAAGATGGCTCATCATAATAATCACACATATTTTATTTTCTCCTTTTCTATTATTAATTATGAACGTATAGAATCATAACCATTAAATCTTTTTATCCAGCATTTTTCACACATATTAACTTCACGTACAGTTTCAAATCCTACAGAAATTTTAGCATTACCATTTACATCTAAATTAACATATTGCATATCTCTTGTTTCAGTTACTACTTTATGTGGTTTAGTTCTTGCTGGTTGAGGTGTTTTACAAATTTGACATTTAAATGACATAATATTTTTTCTCCTTTTGTATGTATTATCTATTTTATTGTTTTTAATAAGAGACTATATAAATTTGATTAAATATAATCTCTTATTAAATTATGTATTTATTTATTCATTTGCATAAACGGTACTGCTCCATTACCGCCCATAATAGTTTCAGGTAATTTACCATCCCATTTATCAACTGCTCTATTCATTGCTTCTATTTCTCTTAATTTAAGCATTTCAGGTGTAATTTGTTCTTTTTGTACTCTTAATGATTCTGCTTCTGCTCTTGCTTGTTCTACTTTTTGCTTTGCTTCAGCTTGTACTTTTTGTAATTCATTTTCTGCTTTCAATGCTTCTTGTTGTGCAGTTTGTTTTGCTTCAATAGCATTATTAAAACTTTCACTGAAATTAAAATCTGATACATTAAACATTGTGATTGTCATTTTATAAGAATTTAATTTATTTTGTAATATTATTCTCATTTCTTGACTAACTGCTTCACGTTGTTTAATTAAATCTTCTGCCGAATATTTTGCAGTTATTGCTTTTACACATTCTTGAATAGTAGGAGCGACAATTTTACTATCATATGATGTACCTACTTCTTTATAAAGTTGATTTGCAGTTTTAGGGTCTATTTTATATACTAATGCAATTTTACTATTAACAATTTGTAAATCACTTGAAGCTGCACTACAATTTGCTTCTACTTTTTGTTCTCTTACTTCGATCATTTCAAATGAATCTCTAATTGGTAATCTCCAATGAATACCTTCATCTAATACTTCGTTTTGTACTGCTCCAAAATGCATTTCCACTCCTCGATATCCTGCTGGCACAGTAATCCAAGGTTTAAATAATGAAAATCCTACCAATCCAACACATACTACAACTCCACCAATAATCATTTTACCTTTTAAACTAGTTCCTTCAAATAATTCTTTAAGCATAATAATCTTTTCTCCTTTTTATGTATTATTTTATATTCATTTTAATATTTTTAATTTAATAAATTCCACCATTACCACTACAATTACAATAATTATTTTTCTTTTTATAACCATATCCATCTATTTCATCATTTCTAGCATGGATATATGTGTCTGGTTGATTTTGTTTAATATCTGACACATTTAATCCTTTTTGCAATTCTTTAACCTTTCCCATATATTTATTATATTCTTCATCTGTTCCATTTTGGAATAACTCATTTTTTATTCGTTGAAGTGAATTATTAATTTTTTCTTTGTTTAAATTACCCATATTTTATCTATCCTCCTTTCATTTTGTTTTATTATATTTTATATTTATTTTTGTATTTTGTCAATACTAAAATCATGACGAAAGAAATGTTTTATTCAAATATTGA